TACGTCAATCTCTTGACCGTTTAGGGTCATGTTGCCTGTACTCACGCTACCTGAGAACGTGGCGTTGCCTGATGAGTTGATGGTTAATGCAGTTGAGCCAGCAGTCTCAAGAACCATGTTACTACTAGAGTCTACAGACAGCTTACCTTTTTCAGCACCACCTGACCCAAATCGTAAAATGCCTGTCCCAGTTGTTGGGTATATGCGAGTTTCACCTGCTACCTGTAATTTTGTTCCTGCCGCTATTGACGTTGTACCAATACCCAAGCTAGATGCTGAACTATCCCAGAACAAGCCTTGTGCCGCAGAGTCATTATAAAAGCTGATATCACCGTTGGAGGCAATAGTCATTTGACCACCCGTATCGGAGAAACCATTATAATTAAACCTTAACGTGTTAGTAGCCGACCCATTTGATTGATATATGTAAAAAGGATTACCACTTCCGTGAATCTTTACTCCTGCATGAACAAAAGTATTTGCGTTATCAGATTTTGCAATTAAAAGAGCATTGCCAAACTCTGAAGCCGTTGCGTGTACTTCTATAGAAGCCCCTTGCCCTGCTGTTTCACCCTCAACTAAAAGCCCATCGGCTGTCAGAACCCCATTGATATCGGCTCCAGTGGCTTGGGTTGCGATTTTGGGTGAGTTGTTGTGGTATAAAGTTACTGCACCATTACTTGTAGCTACTATCTTATTTTCGCTATTGGCGGCATTATTAATTTCAAGATTATCTGCCGCTAAAATTAGATTACCTGCGCCCGATTCGGAAATAATTGAATGATTGCCTGTAGTTGTATGGTAAATCTGTAAGTCATTACCCGCACCAAACTGTGCCTTGACGTTATCGCCAAAGTTTAGATTGCCAGTAAGAGTCCCACCACCAAGCTCTAGCTTATCAGTGTTGAGATTATTGAAATTCGCATCTACTTCATTATTAGTCAGGGGCGATCCCTTGCCTGACCTTGTTACAATCGTAGCCATGATCTACCCCTTCCTAATTAAGATGCTGTAAGTGTAATCGTCCAAGTAACAGACATAGTATCATCTGATGCTTTGTTTACTACAGGAAACACTGTTCTACAAAGCATGGTCCCACTTGAGGAAGCGTTGAAGATACCTGCTTCAGTGACTGCCCCTGTCCCCTCACCAGCTTCAAAGCTTGAGACGTAAATAACTGTATTGGTTGATGCAGTAGAGCTATCAAGCGCTTCTCTGCTTCCTAAGATAGAAACCAAATCAGTTTGCCCTGCGGCCGCGGCTGTCGTGCCTGAACCTAGCGCCATGTGACTCATAACACCAGCAGATGCCGCTGTCATTCTTGAGCATATAAAAGTTAAACCTGCTGTTACTATAAGGTTTCTCTCTACGCGCTCCTCTTTGATGTTGCCGTGCTTATCTCGCAAAACAATGTTTAGTTGCCCTGCTAGATTTATTCCTGTGTTTTCTTCACTGTTCATAATATCACCTGTTAGAAAGTCCAACTTGAACCAACATAATCTTCTGCAAAATAATCAAAGGCACAATAACCTTGACTACGCCCACTACCACTATCTGCGAGACCTAAAGCCTCGCTCTTAATTCCTGCAAATGCAATAGTATCATTATCTGTCAAGATGGAAAAATTAGAAACCACTTTAACAAACGTGTAAGAACTATCATCCCCTGCAACGCCATCAGCGTCATCTGTTACATAGAGTGTATCATCAAGAAACAAACCAACGCCAAGAACTTCGCTATCAGAAAATACAGCGCTATCCGATGATACCTTCCCAAAAGGGAAAGACAAACTATCCGTCAATGCTGATGAATTAACAAATGCTTTTGCATAACCCAAGCTAGGTTCATCTGATAAGGCAGAACTATTTAAAAACACTTTACCTAAAGATGATGCGTATAGTTCTGATACAGCACCTGCATTTGATATACTTTTAGCAAAACTTAGCTCTTCCTCTTCAGTTACGCTTGCAGAATTGTTAAGAACCTTTTCAAAAGCTAATAAATTACTTTCTCCAGCAGAAAAACCATCGCTTAGTACTTTGCCTATGCCAAGGAATTGAACGTCTAAAACGACAAAAGAATTAGCTAAAGGCTTGCCGATGGATAAAGATAAAGATTCTGTAACAACAGCAGAATTAGCAAAATCTTTAATTATTAAAAAGAATCCAGCAGAGAATTCTGCAACAAGAGATTTGTCTATAACATTGCTGGATAAGGATAAATCTACCACGCTTCTCTTGATAGATAAATCTGTAACGGTTGAGCGGATATAAAAACTACTCAAGAGAAATCATCTCTAACAACAAAATCTACAACTTCGTAAACTGTTTCTATGATGCCGCTAGAAAATACTACATTAACCTCCCCTTCGTAAGCTCCAGCATTAATACTTGTCAGATTGTTGCCTAGAGAAAAAATTAATTTGCCATCTGCAAGATTAGTTCCTACGTTAGTTGCTGTAACTGTAAACAGTGTCGTCTCAGAGCCTCTTGATCTTACAGCTAAAGTGCAAGTTGAATTACTGCAATCAACTACTGCCCCTGTATCAGCTCTTGTGAGATTAACCTGTACTTGAGGTCCAGTATCTCCTTGTACAAGAAATAGAGTTGTCATATCTAATGGTTCCCATAAACCGACTTACGTCTTTGGCGCGGCTTTCTTCTTAGGCGCGGCTTTTTTCTTCGGTGTAGCTTTCTTTTTCGGTGTGGATTTATTTTCAGTATAAGCCTCATTCACCTCTGGGGTAGATGGGTCATCAGCAATGAAATGCCCTTTATCATCTCTAGCTCTAACCATATCTGAAGTATCCTGAACTTTTATTTCCATAGCCCATCCGTTACCTTCAAATGCAGTCATTAAATCTTCTTTCCAGCCCTCATCAGCAGTGACAACTGTGCCAGCTTCATATAGAGCCATTTCACCATCATCAGATGATTTTCCAGCTTTAGGTACTACAATTTTGTATTGCTTGCTCATAATAATATCCTCAAAAGATCAAGGGGGTGAGAAACACCCCCCATCTCTATTTACAAATTACGCAAGGCTATAAGTGCTTGCGCCACCAGCATGATGCGGATGACCTTTAATTACGTTGATAGACAAAGGAGTACCATTTGAATGGTTCCCTGTTCTTACAACGCTAACGCGGATGTACTGCTTACCACCGATATAACCAATACCGTTAGCTTGCGGAGTCTCAGCGTTGTCATCAAGAGTTAAAAATATTCCGCTCGTAATAGATGAGTCGGTTACTTCGCTCTGTACGCAGTCAGTGAAAGATGAATTATCATCACTGTGCTGAAGTTTAAAGTCATACTTTAAGTTAGAAGCCAAAGTATCGCCCTCAACGCCAGAAGCAACAGTAACCATTGCTCCTTCAAAGCCTTGAAGATCAACACCAGTGCTATTAGTAGTTGTGCCGTTACCGCTGGCTACTACTGGAGCAAGGCTCTGAATGACTGTTAAGTTGTTGCCTAAATCTCTCATGATCTATCTCCTAGTTACGCAGAAACTTTCTGCTTTACGATTGCTTCTGGAAGAATGACCTGACCACCAACACGTCGACGAGCAATATAACGAATATTACCAGTTTGTGCTTGAGTGAACGGGTCGCGGAGTACGGCCATAGCCACACGATCAACTACTAGATAACCTCTACGGAAGTCACCAAACGCAACAGGATAGTTACCTGCTCCTACGGCTGGCATATCAGTAGCTTCAACATAAGGATGACCTAAGATAGTTGCGGCCATGTTTCCAGCAAGTGACATACCTGCTTGGAATACATACTGACCAGCAGTATCTTTTAGCTTACGAATATCAGCTAGAGTATTACGGTTAAACACGAAAGTACCGTTACGGCTGTAGTCACCCTTAATAGAGTGAACCAAAGCAATAAGTCCATCGCCAGTTAAAGCCGCACCTGCTCCAGAATTAGCTTCACCAACATTGCTGTTAGTTAAGATTCCTTCTGGCTTGCCTACAGCATTACCAGATACAAAAGCTGTACCTTCTGCTTTAGCAAACTGCTCAGTGAACTCAGACTGCATTTCTGCTTCTAGGTTAAATACTGAATCTTCCAAATCTTGCTCAGAAATATCAACCAATGCATACATCTCATGCGCTGGTATCTCTTCTAGGCCAACTTGCCATCCATTAGTTTCTGAACGAGTACCAGACTCAGATACCCACTGCGCGGCAAAAGTGCCAGTACGCTTTGGAATCTGAATAGAACGCTGTCCAGTGTTTCTAACGCGAGAAATAGAACGGATTGGAGAGATTTCAGTAATCGTCTTGATAAGCTCTCGCACATACTCTGGAGGAGCTAAATATCCACCAGTGGTATCGTTAGATACAGTAAGTGCTTTCTTCTCATCAGGAGTGATACCTTCCATTCCTTTACGGCAGTATGAATCAAATGCCGCTACACCTTCGTCAATTTGCTTTGCAGTAAAGCCAGCGTTGGGTCTACGCATAACTGTTTCCATGCGATCCATCTGCTCTTTAATGCTCTCTGTGGTTTTTTGGCTTGCCTGAATGCGTTGATTGACATCTTCATACTGGTCGAGTTTTGCTTCAATACCAGCGATTTTGTCATCAAGCGTAGAATCAGAAACGCCTTTTTCCATGTTCTCTAACTTCTGGTCATAGCTTTTTTTGAACTCTTCAAAAGCTGTACCCATGTCAGATACTAATGATTTAACATCTTCACTCATTGGATTTCTCCTAATAGGGTTTTGAGTTTTCGGGTTAGGGTTTTGATGGCATCCACATCAGGTTGCATTTGCTCTTCAGCATCGCGCTGAGAAAAAGCATCCTGTACAGCTTTTGCGGCCATCTTTGCTTCTGAACGAGATAAGTTGAAAGCATCACGCAGTCCGTTCTCCCATTCTCTGATAGATAGTTCTTTTGCCTTCACCGCATCAACCTTGGCCTTTGGGTTCATTGGAAAAGTTACAACAGATATCTCCATCAATTCTACTTCCTTGATAACCCTTGTTCTTGTTTTAGGGTCATAGGATTGCCCTTTAGGGCTTGTTCTAAAACCAATGGAGAGGCCATCAAGAGCGCCCATTTTCATCAGTTCATAAGTCTCACGACCAGCTTGGGTTTTCATAGCCAACCTGCCGCGCACTTTCAATCCTTTCTCATCTTCCTCTATAGACTCATATACACCTATGGGCATATCTGTTTTGTGCTGATAGAGGAGTTTAACGCCTTTAGCGCCTGTTCTTTTTATGCTTTTGGTAAATGCACCGTTGACGATTACATCGTTGCCAAGATCGGTATTATTAAATATAGAGCCATAACCTTCAAATACGCCATCTTCTTCTTGCTCTTCACCTAGTGCGCTTATCTGAGCTTTTATCTCTAGGAATTGCTCTGATGATTTATCATCTTCATCATCTGGCTTTTTGTTAGGCTTATATCCGCTTATCTCTCTTCCAGTAAGCTTAGTGTATTCATCATGGGTTTTGCATGGCATATATACAATCTCGCCATCTTCACCGTGGGAGTGAGTGCCAACACATCCAATCTTTTTAGCTCTGGATTCAGCCTCTTCTACAGTAGAGAATACATCTTCCCTCACCTCTTCTTTGACTTCGCTTTCTTCTATGTGTGCATTAAGTGCATCAATACAAGCCATTAGATCATCAGATTCAAGTTCTTCTCTTATCTTATCCATACACCGTTCCATTAGATTGTTGTTTTGCAATCGGTTGATCGCTTGAGAATCTAGGCATCTGCATCTGAGACACTTTACATCCAGACATATAGTATCACAACCATTTTTTAAGGACACCCCCACCAGTACGAAAAGGGTTTAGCCCAAAGTGGGCTTGCGCTAGGGGTTGTTGTGTGCTATAATAAACATACCAAGCAAGAAAAGGGCTTGGCTTCTTTAAAAATTTAACTAATAAAAGGTATTCAATATGAATGATGTAACTGTATCGCAAAAGTTTTTTGAAAAGTTCCTTATGCTATGCCGTAATGATGAAGATTTAAATATCGTTGTTACTGAGTGCGGTAGTGTTGTGGTTTGTTATGGGGAATCTGTTCCTCTCGCAAAGCTACTAACTAAGGATGAGATACTAGCACTTACTCCTAGCGTAGATGCTTCAGTAAAACTCAAAACTCTTTTTGATGCCGCTAAACCAAAAACCAAAGGTTCAAAGCCTAATGATTTTGGAACTGGCGAACAAAACCCCTTCTTCACTAACAAAATGCTAGATGAAGTAGGTCTTTAATTTAACCGCCCCTTCGGGGGCAACTTAAAAGGTACTTGATATGCCAAATCATCATACAAACAAAAATTCATGCTACGTTACTTTTAGATTAGAAGGTAAACAGTTTAAAATGATGGATCATGTTCACAAAGAGTTTGGAGTTAATAAAACCAAACAGATGGAATATCTATTCAGCCACTTCCTAAATTATCTTGCTCCTGAGAATAGTGATAAAGATTATTCCGAGGAGTACATTGAATTAATGAGTGATATGATAGAGCAAGAACTTGCTAATAAATTAGCTGATTTTCAAAAGCGCAAACCCTTCAAGGGAACCGCATTAGAAGTTAAAAAAGAACTATCAAAGCACTGCTAAACAAATTAGCCCCTTCGGGGGCTTTTTTTCGTTCAAAATGTTTCCATTTGCAAACTTTGTATGCTATACTAAACGTATAAACAGAAAACAAATAAAAGGTGCTTGATATGAACTACGCAGTAGCCAGAACCCCAGCAAGAACAGAAGCCAACATTAAAAGAGAGCAAATGCTTGTATCAGCCCTCCTAACCGCTGGCTTAATTATTTCGTTAATTATTTTGATCTAAATGTTTGCAATAGTAAACAAACCTGCTATACTAAACGCATAAACAAACAAAACAAGGTGCAAGAAGATGGAAAAGAGAAGATTTGCAAGAATGAGTAAAGTGGTTATTGAGAAGATTGCTGAATTAACTGATATGAACGAACATGGAATGGCTCTTAGCTGTTTAGCAATGGAACTCAACAGCGGTGATGCATTTGTTAAGTTAGCTAAAATAAATGTTGAGCATGAAGATGCTGGATACTTAGCTGTAGAGCTTTACAACCAGCGTAACGAAATTAGAGCAAGCCTATACCAAGAAGCAAAAGATACTTACGCTAACTTTAACCAAATTATAGCGGCCTTCTAATTCAACCAAGCCCTGCCCCTTCGGGGGCTTTTTTTTGGCATCAGACATCTTCAAAGTCATCTGGATCAAAATCATCTTCAACCGAATCTCGGATGTCAGTGTAGACAACTACGCACCGACAGTTGCATACATTGGCCGCACCGCCTCGCGGATCACCAGCGTAGCCCATAGGGACACCCCCTATAATAAAATCTTCATCCATAGAGACAACCTGACCGTTTGCTTGTCTATGAGTTTCTCTCGTCCGACTACCGCTCGTTGCAACCCACGTCTTACGCATTGATACACCATAACTATCGCCAACCTGCTTATGATAGCTTTGATGTGCAAAACCTGCCGCACTGTGTGTCTCAGTCCTTGCAATGAGTGCCGCCCGATTCTTGTTGATTGGCCTAAACTCTTTTCTTAAGTCCCTTGCTATCTGATCCAGTGTAAAA